TCACTTTTAAAGACAACCTAACATGTCTCAGCTATAAATATACTATGAAAGGCAAGAAACAAGAAACTTTCACTCTTGATGCCAAACATGAACAAATCATTACTGATTTTGATATGATGTCTGACGAGCTTCCTAATTTGAGGAAAAAACTTGCCAAAATGGAACAAAGATACACTGCATTGTCTAAAAAGAATCAATTTAAGTTAGGAGAAAAAGAGCGTATAGAGAAGTATAGTCTAGAGAAATCTATTCAGGACACTGTAGAACAAATCGAGAAGATTGAAACTGGAGAATGTGAAATTCAGTACAATCTTCAAGCATTACCTCACTTGTATGAATATTACAATGAGAATACAGATAGAAGCAAGGCAGATATTCATGACGACTATATGCGTTTGATGGATCCAGACAATGCGCCAAATAAAAAGACAGATCCATTATATTGGTGCAAAGATTGCAATATCGAACGAGAGCTAAATATTCTTGATGGCATGATAATCTGTACAAGATGTGGGAAAACAGATGAAGCTATTGTAGAAGATTCCAAACAGACATATTCTGATGGAGTAGCTCCCCAGGAGAACAATTACTTTAGCTATAAAAAGATTACTCATTTCAAGGAATGTATTGATCAGTGTCAGGGAAAAGAACGTACTGAAATTCCCAAAGAAGTATTTAAAAAATTGCTTAATAAAATCAAAGTCGAGAGAATTGCAGACAAAAATAAATTGACTCCGGAAAAGGTACGACAATATCTACGAGAATTAAAGTATAATAAGTATTACGAACACATTCCATACATTCTTAATAAACTAGGAGGGCAAAGTCCGCCTGAAATTCCTCCACATATTGAAGAACAGCTAATTAAGATGTTTAATGATGTAACTATTGCATTCAAAAAATGTTGTCCCAAAGGACGACGAAACTTTTTATCATATTCGTATGTACTTCATAAATTTATTCAGATTATTGGAAATTACGATCATTTACTGAAACACTTTAAATTGCCAAAGAGTATTAACCGACGCCAAGAAATTGATGAAATTTGGGAAAAGATTTGTAATATTTTAGATTGGCCGTTTTATTCGTCGTTCAAGGACCACACGACGAGGGTGTAAACCCGAGGAGAAGAGGAAGCGAACGAAGTGAGCTGACGATGAGCCGAGTATAACGAGGCGAGATGAGGAAGGAATGAACGAACGTAGTGAGTGAATGACTGACGATAGACGAGGGTGTAGCGAGGAAGGAATGAACGAAGTGAATAACTGAGGAGCAATGAGCCAAAGGCGAATCCGAGGAGAAGAGGAAGCGAACGAAGTGAGCGCGTATAATTCACTTTAAAGAATATCAATAACATTAATATAAGTGAAACGCAATGGCAGCAGTTCAAGTATATTCAAAGGAAATCGATGATGAGGTTGATAAGCTCGTCGAAGAAGAATTCGCAACTCGTGGTGTAAGTTCAGTAGAAACTGATGAACTTGAAGTAGATTCCGCGGTTCCTAATCAGGAATGGTTCTGTGTTTCCTTTTGTACTAAACAGGCTGACCGTCTAGCAGATTTCGAGGCATTTCGAATGACTCATTTTCTGGCTAATTGTTCAACTGAAGAAATTCTAGCTATGACTGGCAGACAAAGTACCGAAGTTGTAGTGTCGCCTTCAGTTCCAGAAAATGCGCATGATAAACTTTTTGGCAATGATATTGACAATTTAGATAAAAAGATTGGTGTACCAATGAAAACTCGAGAAGATGCAGATTTTAAAGAAATGTATGAACGCGTACTTCGCAAGTACAAGAAGTTTTGTGCTGATAATCGAGTTTATATTAATAATCGTTTTCGTGAACTTTATGGTGGTGTTTGGATTGATCGCGCTGTTAAGATTCGCGGTTCGTACAAGAATCGTAAGAAGGCAGAAGATCGTGTTAAGGAACTAAAGCGTGAAGATCCTCGCTTCTCGGTATTTGTTGGTCAAGTAGGTCGTTGGCTTCCTTATGATCCAGATCCGATGACATCAGAAGAATATAAGACTAGTGATAAGAAACTTAATGAACTTATTAAGGGATACAAAGAAGAACAAGATAAAGCTAAACGTGCATTTGGTCTGCGCAAGGAACTGCTTATGCGTCAGGCTGCCAAAAAGAACGAAGAACTTAAGACAAAACAAGCAGAAGAACAAAAACGGTATATTGAAAGTGGTGAAACACCATCAGAAGAAAGCAGGCCACTTGAAGGTACTAAAGGTGCCGAACTTAAGAATTTAACTGAAGAGGAATACAATGAAATGTTAAAAGACCCTAAAAACAAAGATCTGGGAATGGTAGTTGGAAATAAGAATGCGGGAGTTCCGTTAAGTCAGGACTGACGAAAACGAACGAAGCAAAAAAAAATTATTTTTTTTCAAGAAGCTCGATTTACTTCAATTACTTCTCTTGATCTTTTGGCCACACGTTTAGCTTCTCGTACTCGTTTAGTTTCTTCTTTTTCTCTAACCCGGCGCTTTCTCATTTTTTCTTTGTAATTTCTATTAAATTTATTGCCATGAAATTCCCAAACCACCTTGTTGCACATCATAAATCCTGAATGTTCATTTGCTTTGTACCAAAAGACATTATCAGTTATACTAGTAGCCTTAGCACAGTTCTTGATTACTAAACAATTAAATCCAGCAGTACAATTATCGACAATTTTAAAGAATTGTCTCTTATTCTCAATTCCTTTTACATAATTTTCATAAATCTTTTCTTTATTTTTATTACCGCTAACACCGCAAATAAAGGTATAATCAATTTGATCTCGAAGCATTGGTGGCAAACCGAGTGGTGTTTGCATTGCAACAATAAAAGTAATATGAAAATGTCTCCCATTCATAAAAATCTCACGCATTACTTTAGTTTTGGGCCAACTATCATCATACAAGCAATCATCCAAAAGAAAGAATGAATGGGTATTAACACGTTTGTACTTGGGATTAGTTCTTTTTAACTCCATAAGATCTTCTGCGCGGTCTTTGAAATCTTCTGCTTTTTCCAAATCCCATTCAGTATCAATTAAAATATCTGGAACAAAATCGCTGTAAAATGGAGATGCTCGCTCGGTACCATTGATTACCTTACCAATGGGAATTTTCTTAACTTGATATAAAAGATCTTTAATCAGAGTGGATTTTCCTGAACCTCTTGGACCAATTACAGCAATTACTTTTTTGTATAAATCATGTTCTTCAGGTTTGAATTTTCCAATATCAATCTCTTTTTTATTTTTATTGTCTGCAGGTTTAGCTGTCATACTCTTAATGTCAAAGTATATTTAATAATGAATATCCAAGTCGCACCAAAATAAAAAATTAATGCTTAATTTTTAATTTGGTCTTGAAATTCATTAAAACGTGCTTGCGCTTCAAGGTAAAGTTCACCTCCAGGAACTATTTTTAGTTGTTCGCGAAGCTTTTCATTTTCTTCCATAATTTTTTGATATTTTATCAGAAGAACTTCATTAATGTATTCAACATATTTTTCCATCAGCGAAACAACATCTACTCTATACTGAAAGAGTCGATTATCATTATCATTTTGAATAACAATGAAGCTATAATTCTGTGTATTTTGAACATATGTACTACCAAATGCATCAGCATTTTGTGTAATATAATTTTCATATAAGTGCGTCATATTATAACGGTCTAGCATGCAAAACTAATTCACGAATTACTGGGATATCAAATGTATCAATATAACCATCTAAAATTACAAATGATTTCTCTGGCGAGTTTCTATTGTTCTCAATAAATTTTTCTAAATCAGTAAGATTAAATGTTTCACTAATTTGAATATTATTATTAGACTTAATAAAATTACTGTATTTATCATAACCATATATAAATCCGATTCTTTTTTCTTCACAAATCCTAACTGGTTGCGACCTTCAACTTTGAAATTTCTTAACAAATATTAAATCTTGTTCTTTTTTTTTCTTCATTTGGTCGTTAGGACGTGCTTGAAATGC